TTGTTTTCTTCCAGTCTCTGCTCCACCGGCATCTACTCCCTTCGTTATGTCTACTCCCATCTTCCGCAAGTAATCCTCCACCGAATAACTCTGATAAGCTGGTGTATGGAATTTCTTACTTGCCTTCGCATCATGGTTCTCCTCCAACCCTTTGTAATGCTTCTGACTATCCAGCTTTACCTGTCTTCTGTCTCTTCCTCTGTTCAATCATTTCTCAGCTCCTTCGTCGTTTTGTTCTCTCTTCCAGATTTCCACTATATCCTTAAGCTGTACGCTCTTATCCCGCCTTGTTCCTCCGGCACTGTAATGGAATCCTGTATCTGTAATCTTTGTGATCCGGCAGCAACCATTCCCTTCACCGCTGATATACTGAATCGATACTTCATCACCAACTTTTAATTCCTCGCCCGTTTCCTCACAAACGATTTTCTTTTCAACTTTATAATTCATTCCGTTCCTCCTAACTATTAAAAATCACTATTAACCCGATTATCATAAGCAATATCTTAATCACAGCTACAATCCTGTCTCTTACGATTCAGTCATCTTCTTCCCTGTATGGCTCCGGTAATGGCATCCATGCATTGACAAATATTCCATAGCTTGAATAAGACTTTTCATCATCTCCCGGATAGAATGTACCGCCTTCATCATTTTCTTCATAGCGTCCGATCGCTGCCATTGTATAATTTTTGAATGACAACAGGACATATTCATCCGTATCCGGCAGTCTTTCACTTATCGGAATCCAGTCACTTTTCCTTTCTACCAGTTCAAAACACTGTTCTTTCCATTCAAGTACATATTCCAGAGTATAAGAACCGTATCCGATGCAGTCATCGTTACTGCCTACCTTTCTATACTTAATGGCGTAATATGGTTTTTCTTTCGGCCCAGTCACTACAATGTCAATGCTCTCTACCTTTATCTTCTCATGTGATTTATTTTCTATCGGCGCATATGTCTTATCCATATTATTCTCCTTTCTCGTACGGAGTCGGTAATGGCATCCAAGCAATAATTACTTTCGTTGAATATTCATAGATTCCTTCAAAAATACCATTTCCTGCATATCTTAATTCTGTTACTGTACCACTTGAAAATTGCGCTATTACATTCATTGCATTCTCTGGCAATCTCTCACTACACAGAATCCACTTACCGAAATCATCATTCTCCTCCCGATCTTCATACATCGCCAGTCTATCCACCAGCTCCTGTTTCTTATTCGGGGACCAGTACCCTGTTTTCATACCACTTTTTCTTTTATGTGTTAATCTTTCCATAGTCTATTTCTCCGCATCTTTCCTCTTCATTTGTGTACCATTATCATAATCGTCCCATGCCATTCTCTGAGAAATCATAAATCCCATCACAAAATCATCACTGATATTTTTAATAAAATCTTCATCACTTTTATGTTTTCTCATGTATCTCTGAACATTCTGCTTAGCTTCTTTTGTCTGATCCATTGTGCAAATCACTTGCAATCTACCCATCATTTAACGCTATTCCTCCACATTCTTCTTTTTCATCCTTTCGCCTATTTTTAAGCATAAAAATACCAACCATCGAATATTGATGGTTGGTAAGAATAATTTCTTTCTATTTCTCTTTAATTTTCATTTCAATGATTTTCTTTATTGCCTCTTCCGGTGTCAAATCATTTGATACGCATTGCAGATACACTTCTTTTCTGTCGATAACTATGTCATCATCGAAATTTTCATCATCTACTTGTATTCGTATAGATTCTCCTTCTATTTTTCCAGATGCAGCAAAATCGTAATTCATATTTTGAAGATTTAATAATTCTTTATCTATTTCTTCAATTAATGTGAACTTTTCATTTAATTGGTCATTAATGAAATTGTACCATTCCCTCTTTTGCATAGTATTTCCTCCCGCCTATTTGATATGGAAATTATACCACTCCAACCATCAATATTCAATTGTCAAGGTTCGACACCATTCTACATTTCTATTCTTTTCTCTTTCTCCTCCCAGTATTCAACTATGTATTCCTTCTTACCCTTCGCATTACCTGGAATCGTCCTGTATCCGATCTTAACCATATATCCCGCCTTCACCAGTAGTCTTGCGATCATCAGCCGATCTTCTTCATTCAGTCCAACCGTCCCACCACGAACATTATGTATTATCGCCATCGTCTTCTCCTTCCTCTGGAATCAGTTCTGGAAAATCAAATATCGTCATTTGTCCCTCGACATTTTCAGCTCTCCTTTTTTCTTCTTCCATTCGTTTCTTTTTGTATTCGTTATATTTCATTCGGTACTTATAACTCTTTCCGAAAATATTCCATGCTGCCTTTACTACATTCGGCTCATACTTTCGGATCTTTTCAAGATCTTCTACTGCCTTATACGATATCGGGCAGCCGCAGCATCCCGTTCTGGTTAATCCATATACTTCATATGCATCCGAATATTTTATTTTGTAATACTCTTTGTACCATGCTTTATCTTTATCAGATACATAATAGAGCGGTCTTAGCCGATAATGTCCATCCGCCGTTTCTGTGAAACAAAGAGCCGTATTATCTTTTCTAGGAACCGATCTCATTCCGCCTTCATCTCTTCGTTCTCCAGTTATAACCATGTCGTAATCTTTCTGAACTTTATGCGCGATTTGCTTTTTGCAGTAATAACAGCAGCTCGCACTTATCATAAATTCTGGCGGATATTCCTTGATGAAATCCCGCATGTATTTTGATGAATTGATTACGAGCTGAATATTTGGTCTCGGTTCCCCAGCCGAATTACAGCAGCAAAGAAAATTAATCAGACTCTCACATTTAGGATATCTTTCTTTTAACTCTTTTCTTTTCGCCGCCTTATCTTCTGCCTGATCATATTCATCTGCTATAGATAAAGGGACTCCTTTCTTTTGCCATTCGGACAAACCTCCTGACATAATTTTCGATACGAATGGAATTCCATATTTTCTGGTTGCCCGGACGATGTTGATCTCTGGTCTTCTCTCTTCAATTTCCACTCCATACTTTTCTGCAACATACTTCACATGATCTCTTGTTGCTTTCATTTCCAATCCTGTATTAAAAAATACATATTTGATTGGCGGTAACTCGAACATTGCTCTGGTCCGTTCAATCAGGTCAATCATAATGTCGCTATCCGATCCACCAGAATACGAACAAATAGCATTGGGATGTTCCCTCAGTCTTTTTGCAATAATACTCTTAATTGCTTCAAATTTTGCCGGTGAATCAAAATCTGCATAATCCGGTCTGTCTGTATAAACCTTACTTACTCCGTTTTTCATCTTTTCAAAAGGAGCCGATGCATCATCACTCCGGCCGGAGCTCCGTCTCCTTTCGTTATGCTAAAAATCAAATACTATTTCCGGTGCCGGTATAAAATCAACACTGCATTCTTCTCTGTTGTCCAGCTCTATCCTCCGAACCGCCTTATTGATTTCTCTGGCATTATCCTTGCAGTACACATAGCCATCCGGCGCATATAAGCTTTTCACCTTCCCGTTGATCCGGTCCAAAATCGTTTGATATGACATATGGTTCTTCCTGCCGGCTTCTCTTACCGATCTGTAGAAATCAACGATCTGTCCTTCTTCGCTGATCTTCACGACCGAAGTTTCACAGCCGTTGCCTCTTCCAGTTAACCTACCAAGTTCACTTCTGGTAATGATTCCGATGTTATTCAATACATCGTCTGTGATAATCCCGTTCTTGTGGTAAGTTACCATTCCCGGAGGCAATTCACCGATAAATGTGATCCGCATCAGCTTCATGACAACCTGTTCCTTGCAGTTCAATTTCACAACCCTGCGACCATTCGTAGTCTTGATATATGGCTGCAGCGCTTTGTACCCACGTTTCAACGCTCTGCGGATATTGCCAAAATAGTTGATCTGATACTTTCCGCCAAATCCTGGAATGTCATACCATCCTCTTGGATTAATCTGCTTAATCCGCATGATTCCCACCTCCCTGAATTCCTAAAAGCGCTCTTTCCATCTGGTCCATGTCATAATCACGGCCAGTGAAATTATTAAATCCAGTGCTGCCACGTTTGGCGGTCTCTTCCTTCCTTGTCTGGCTTCTCCTCTGGTCTTCTTTCTCCCAGGTACGCACTGCTGCTTTCCAGTTCTTCATTTTGTTTTTTCCTACCATCCAGCCTTTGGATTCATAAAAATCAACAAAGGCTTGCGGATCTACTTTGTTCCCACGTTCCTGGCAATACGCTCGGACCGTTTCCACATCCGGCGGTTCAAACCGCCCTGTATTATTAATTCTTTTATTCTTTCCTTCTTTCTTTTCTTCTATTGCGTGTCGATTGCCTGTCGATAGATTGTCAACAGACGTGTCGCTTCGTGTGTCGCTTTTCATGTCGTTCTCTGTGTCATTTTGCCTGTCACTCGATTGGTACTTACAGTAATTAACCACTGTATATACGCTATATTTTGCGTGTCGGTTGCATGTCACTTCTCCTGTCTTCTTAAGGTGTTCCAGTGCTGTGCGAACCTCTCTTTCACTCAATCCAGTCTCTGCAGACAACTTGGATATCGAAGAAACAAAGCTTCCTCTTTCAATTACTTCCTCTCCAAAGTAACCTTTTTTCCAGTTCACCCGGAGTAACATATGTATAAACAACCGGCAGGTATTAACATCGTGATACCAGCACCAGTCCAGCAATGACCGACTGACTTTAATATAATTACCGTTCATACAGCTTCATCCAATCATCCAGTGGCATAGTAACCAGCCACTCTTTTCTATTCTTCCGATGCATGACAACCGGCGTTTCACCAGTTCTTGCATCATTCTTTGATTGTTCCACGGCATCATAGATATTCAGCTTTTCTACTCTCTTGCATTCAATATGAATCCCAGGAAGACCAACTACATCTGCGTCACCATTAGATCCGCAATACTGTTGACCTCTCCGGCTGTCCTCATATCCGTAGCTTTTGAGTATTGCAGCAAGCTCACGCTCACCTTTCTTTCCCTTCTGGTTTGAATTCATTTATTATGTCCTCCAATCTATGCCGTTTTCTTTACAATCTTTTATAGCTCCATTCAGAGACCAATCTATGGAATCTCTTCTGCTTTCTTCCTGCCTGACATATGCTGCAAGCATTCCTCTTTCCACCGGATCATCCAGATCAGGTCTGAAATATCCTTTTCCATCCGATAGATTCAAGATAGATCCGTCACGCCTTGCATAATGAATCAAATCTCTTACCTGACGGTCCCTGAATCCAGTCTTCATACACAGCTCATATCTTGTGACCGCATTAGCTCGTCCTTTCGGAATATAATCACAAATGTCAACTCCCTCACAGTTCAATGACCGGAGATAATCCTCTAATTCTATCTGTCCTTCCATGCTGCTCCTTTCCGCCAGAGCCTGGCTCTCTGGCCGTGATACAACATCTTGTGCAATAAATAACGCTGGGTGAGTGCTTATGCGTTACATTTCTTGGTTACAATGCCAGGGAATCTATGTTAATAAGTTACAATCTGCTTTTCCCGAAGATCTCTCTAAACTCTTCCCTTGTCCCGTAATGTTCCTCGAAATACTTCTGAGCCATTTGCTTCAGTTCCAGATCAATGCCCTTATTCGGATTCTGATGAACACTGTCCGGATAATTCTCATGCAAGTAATAAGCTATCGGTATTACAAAGCCGTATTTCTCAGACATTGATCTATACGGGCCATAAAATATATGATGCCGATGGCAATATGGCGTGCCGGTAAAATAACAATGATCCATATCATCTGTGAACACGCTCCACAATTTCTTAGACATCCACACCATACCTTTCTTTCAGGAGTCTCTTTTCTTCTGGTGTGGCGATTTCTCTATCCGGGATCTGTGCCTCCTTACACATTGTGATCAGCCCAGATATCAGCCTGGACATTTCCTCGGTATTATAGGTTCGGCTTCCTCTGAGGAGTCTGTATGTCCGGTACATCACACCGTCAACTCCTTCTCTCACTTATGAGGTGGGCTGCAGGTGATATTCTGTAGAGTTTTTCACTTTATTCTCTGCTTCTTCCGTGTCTGGAATCGTTGCACATGCCGATTTCCCGGATAATATTACCGGATATCCATATCTTATAAGACACATGTTGTGTGCTTCCGGATTGCTCAATTCAAGCTTTTTAGCAAACTTCGTAATTAATACCCAGTAATAGGCATTCGCATCTAAGCTTCTCTTTTCTCGATGTTTCTTAATCTGAATATCAAGCTTCTCACAATCTTTCAGTTCCTGGAATGCATCTCTGGCATCCTCATTCACTTCTACAGAGATGCTCTGCTTTTTAGTAGCATAGTCCATCTTCAAGCCTTCGAGTTTTCCTGTGAAATTCATCAATCATCACCGTACTTTTTCTTGATCGCATTCAACATCTTGGCGCACTCTGTTTCCGTAAGTGTATCCACTGTCTTTCCGTTTCCACATACCCAAGCATCCAAATCAATACCGTGCGCCGTACACTGCGTTTTAAGCGTCTTCTTCTTTGCTTCTGATGCAAGATTCTCTCCTGTTCCAGGAATCTTTGCTTCCAGCTTGTTGTATTCTTCTTTCAGCCATAAGTTAAATCCAAGCCCGGTATGAATAGCCACACACTTCACAAATGCCCTGCACATGCTGTTCCATACTCTCTGCTGACTCATAGAATTGTCTTTTACCGGATTCGCCCCGTTCATCACTGGAGTCTGCATTTCATATTCCTTATCATCGATAACGACCTTGATCCGTGTTTCATAACAACGATTCGTATTGTTATTCTTGTCCTTGAACTCGATGTCTGTTTTTCTAAGACTGCTTCCGGTCTGCGGATCAGGGATTGGCTCCCAATACACTTCGGTAGCACCGTTCTGTCTCAGCAATTCAATACATTTCGCCCAGTTCAGATATGTAAAGCCATCTCTTTCTTCGCAATACTGCCTTACATCAACCTTTATCAATTCTTCATAACTTTTAAGTGCCATCTACTCTTCACCTTCTTTGTTTTCTTTTTTACGCGTGATCGAATATTTATATTCTCCAACAGCATACTTATCAAACGTCGAAGTAATCTCACTTGCCTCTGCCAAACTGTTTACCTCGAAAATCACTTTATCTTCATACTCGCACAGTAAATTACTGGACTTATAAACCCTTACTATTTCTACTTTCCACATCACAATATCCTCCTGTACATCTTGTTCAAACAAACCTCGCACAGATTTTCACCATTTATATCTAAATATATCGGCTCACCTTCCCATAAGTACTTGCCACAGCAATCACAAACCGAGGCCGGTTCTGGATCATCTGGCGGAGTTGTCTTCCAATCGTCGTATCCTGGAATGCTTTCCATCTCTATTCCTCCGCCCAAAGGCTGCCGCCGCACCAAAAGTAATCCGCAGAAAAGCTATATTCTTCCAAAACTACTTTGCTTGGATCCATGTTGCAAATATGATCACCATCTCCTACCGGCAGACAGTTCACACAATTCTCGCAACATCGGTTATCCGGTTTCGTCTTCTTCTTTCTTCTACTCATTTACTATGTTCTCCTTCTGCAATACAGGAAAATCTTTCAGCATCTTTTCCATCCACTGCTCTGCATCCCGATCACCCAAACCGATAACATCCATATCAAATCCAACCAGCAGGCCTAAAATCACATCTCCTACAATAGGATTCCCATGTTTGTTCGTGTCATAGAAATAACATCCCATCGGATTCACCGGAAGATTCTTCACAAGACCTTCTTCATCTACGATCATGACTACTTTGGTTTTGAAATAATCCAGCAGTTTCTGGGTTCTCACTAACTCTACATATCCGCCGACTTCTTCTCTCAGGCTTTTATGATCAAAATCCAGATCGATGATTGATATCTTATTATCCGTTGTAATTTTCAGCGTCTTCATCTTTTCTCCTCCGCCTGTTTAATGGCTTCCTTTGTAATACTTACCAGAACTTCTTTTGCCAGTTCTTCTGGCATATGTCCACGAAGTGATCTATACATTGCCGCCGTAACGCCTCTATATTCACTTAATAACTCTGCTCCGGATCCCAGTATTTCTACCTGACATCCCGTTATTCCGCTGCAAACGGACTGTGATGTTGCTTTAATCATTTGACTAATTTCCTTTCTTCTCATATAATATAGTTGACTAATTTCTTGAGCGCCCAAAGCTTGCCGGCTTATACGGGTGCTCTTTTTTGATTTCTCCTTGCAATGTCCTCACCTCCTTCACCTTACAAGCAACCAGATAAATAACATTGCATCAAATGCAAGTCCGATTGCGGCGCCGATCAGGATCTCAAACACCGTTTCTCTGATGATTCTCTGCCATTTTGTTCTTGGTCCTCTTCTTTTCATGCTTGTCCTCCCTTCTACCGCCTAAGCGGTTTTCTACTTCTGGTATCCTAAATATCCAACAGAATTCCCGTTTAACTCATTCACGGCTTCATCCTTATCTTTTTCCGCCATAGTATCCATATCTCTTTCAGAAATAAGACTTCCATCTTCTTTTCGTATAAGTCTTAAAATAAATATATGTTTCAAACTGCATCACCTCTTTATAGGTTATGTGGAATGGTTTGTACTTGTTGCGGTTCTCTGGTATATTTTCCTATCAAATGAGTCACCAAGAGTGTATCTTCTATTACTCCGAAGTAACTTCTTCACCACAGCTAAAATCGATTTTCAATTCAAAGTAACTAAGCTGATTAATTGTTCGTTGCAATTGGTCGGCTTGATGCTTTGCCTGTTCTACCAATTCTTTAAACTCTGGTAGATTTTTAACGTTAATATTTAATTGTCCTGTTGGCGTTTCCAATCCTTTTCCGCTATGTTCTGAATCGTAATATCCTTGCACTCTGCACCTCCTGCATTACTTACTCTTCTCAACCGGTTCCTCTTCACAGTCCCTATTTTCATCGTAGGAAAACATATCTCCAACTTCACAGCTGTTATATACTTCTTCCGTCGTATAGTAGTCGGCTGTATCATAATCGCCATCGTCATTTTTCTCTATCGATTTAATAGAAATGCGCCATCTATCTGGATAATGATGTGTTACCGGCA